TAAGATGGTGCTTATTGAGACAAGTCACGCTTTAGATATAGGTTTTGCTGCAGCAGAGGCTGACATTACAGATAACGACATTATGTTACCTGCTGGTGTTCACAGTCTTGTTGTACCTAAAGCTATAGGTAATGCTACAATTTTAAATTACAGACGAGGTAGCGGTTCAAGTACGCTAGTTCGTGTTGTATTAACATAAAGGGGGTAACACAAGATGGCTAAAAAAGAAACACTAGGAGCCTACCTTAATAGAAATATTAAAGAATTAGGTAGCACTCTTGCCAAAGAAAAAGCAAAAGGCAAGAAGTACAAAAGCATTGCTGCAGCTAAGAAAGCTGGTGCTTTGTATTACACTAACAAAGCTGGCAAGATTATGGCTGCAGTTTATGGAGAAGACTTGAAGGTGCGTCCAACAGGAGTTCAATCTCGTAAGCTCTCACCTTCTACAGTAGGTAAGGGTCGTGGTGACGGTGAAATGGAGCTTGTTCAACGAAAAGATGATAAAAGAAAAGCAAACCTAAATCGTAGTAAAGCAGATAGACCCGGCAAAGGTAGTGATGAACCCATTACAAAAAATAATGTAGTTCCAAAACAAAAGCCTCAACCACCAGTTAAATTAAAAGATGACATGAAGGAAGAAGTGCAAGCCAATAAAGGAGGCATGATGATGAAAAAGAAGACAGGCTACGCTGCAGGTGGTATGCCTATGGTTATGAAGGGTGGCAAGAAAGTACCCGCATTTGCTGCTGACGGTGTTGGCAAGATGAACATGGGTGGCATGGCTGCAAAGAAGAAGAAACCTGCAGCTAAGAAGATGATGGCTGGTGGTATGGCTACAAAGAAGAAACCTGCTGCTAAGAAGATGATGGCGGGTGGTATGACTAAAAAGTCAGGCTATATGTATGGTGGCATGGCAAAGAAAAAGATGAAGAAATAATGCATAACGGGATTGCAAACTTGTATGTAGTCCTTTAAATCAAAGCATGGTATAACTGTCTGTGGTAATACATAGAGGAGTTATACCATGTTTAAAACATTTATCAAAGTACTACAAGACAGCCAAATGCGTAGAGCACAATACTGGCAGTTAGTTAATATGTCAGATGCTGCGCTTAGAGACATTGGAGTTACACGTGGCGAGATTAAGCACAAGTTCTACAACAAAGACCAAGGCTAAACCAAAGGTTAAAAGAGCTTACGCTAAGGGTGGCTCCACTGTAAATGCGGCAGGTAACTACACTCAACCGGGAAAACGCAAACAAATATTTAACAGAATAAAAGCTGGTGGTAGCGGTGGTGCGCCGGGGCAGTGGTCTGCACGAAAAGCACAAATGGTTGCTAAAGCTTACAAAGCTGCAGGAGGAGGATACAAGTCATGAAGGGCGTAAAGCATTATAAGAAGGACGGTACTGAGCATAAAGGCAATACTCACAAGATGCCTGACGGTTCTTTGCACACTGGTAAAGTTCACGGTAAAACAAGTGTAAAACTTTTTCATGCAAAGGACTTAAGCAAGGCCGTACAAGCTAAGTTAAAAAAAAAGTAGTTAAAATGAAAGAAGGCGGTTTAGCTAAAAGTCAAAAAAGCCTTAAGTCATGGACTAAGCAGGATTGGAGAACTAAAAGTGGTAAACCTTCTACGCAAGGCCCAAAGGCTACAGGAGAGCGTTACTTGCCAGCTAGTGCTATTAAAGCTATGGATTCTAAGTCTTACGCTGCGTCTTCAGCGAAGAAAAGAGAAGATACAGCAAAAGGTAAGCAGTTCTCTAAGCAACCTAAGAAAGCGGCTAAAGCTGCCAAGCCGTACAGGAAAGTAACATGAGTAGAGTACTAAACGAAAAGCAACAACTCTTTATGCAAGTCTTGTTTGATGAAGCACAAGGTGATGTTGTACAAGCTAAGAAGCTTGCAGGTTATGCTGATGGCTCATCTACTAAGACTATTGTAGAGAGCTTAAAAGATGAGATTTTTGAGGCTACAAAGACTTACATGTCACGTCTTGGGCCTAAAGCTGCGGTTGCTTACGGTAGTGCTTTGGTTGACCCTACGCAGCTTGGTGTTAAAGAGAAGATGGTAGCTGCAGGACAGATACTTGATCGTGCTGGCATAGTTAAGACTGAGAAGGTTGCAGTAGAAGCTAGTGGTGGTTTGTTTATCTTGCCACCTAAAGAAAGTAATGATGATTAAGCACTTTGCGTTTAATGACTTAGGTTATTGGATGCTACCTAAGCCTAAGAAGCTACGACATTGGGAGAGAATACCAAGGCTAGTTAAGTTTATACCTTTTGGTTACGAGATAGACCCAAATGATGAACGTTGGTTAAACCCTATTGAGAAAGAGTTAGAACTATTAGAGCTTGCAAAGAAACATTTAAAGCAATATAGTTACAGAGAAGTTTCTGCTTGGTTAACTACACAGTCAGGCAAAAGCATATCTCACATGGGCTTAAAAAAGAGGGTAGACCTTGAGCGAAAACGTAAAGCAACTGCTAGAATCAAACGCAAGCTTGCCAAAAGGCTCCAAGAAGCGATCACGCAGTACGAAACGCTTGAAAAAGAAAGGACAGGATACTACACCTGTCCAGCCGAGTAAAAATGTTTCACGTGAAACAGTGCCAGCCACAGTTATACCTGCACCGTTTGACGTAGAAGAAGCACAGAATATTGTATTTCAACCTAATCCCGGCCCTCAGACTCAATATCTAGCGTCAGGAGAGCGAGAAGTACTTTACGGAGGGGCAGCAGGTGGCGGTAAAAGCTACGCTACACTAGCTGACCCCTTACGTAACTTAAACCATCACGCATTTAGCGGATTGCTTGTGCGTCACACTACAGAGGAACTTAGGGAACTTATCCAGAAAAGCCAAGAGTTGTACCCTAAAGCAATTCCGGGCATTAAGTGGTCAGAGCGTAAGTCTCAGTGGGTTACACCTAGAGGTGGTCGCATTTGGATGAGTTACCTAGATAAAGACCAAGACGTTATGCGCTACCAAGGACAAGCGTTTAACTACATTGCATTTGATGAGTTAACTCAGTGGGCTACACCGTTTGCGTGGAATTACATGCGTTCACGTTTACGTAGTGCAGCACCTGAATTAGGCTTGTACATGAGAGCTACAACAAACCCCGGTTCTATCGGGCATCAATGGGTTAAAAAGATGTTTATTGATCCATCCGAGCCTAACAAGCCTTTCTGGGCTACAGATATTGAGACAGGGGATACATTAGCGTACCCTAAAGGTCACACTAAAGAAGGTCAACCTTTGTTTAAGCGCAGGTTTATACCTGCAAGTTTATTTGACAATCCATACTTAGCTGACACTGGTGATTATGAAACTATGCTCTTGTCTATGCCTGAGCATCAACGTAAGCAACTACTAGAAGGAAATTGGGATGTTAATGAGGGTGCAGCGTTCCCTGAGTTTAATAGACAAATTCACGTTGTTGACCCTTATGACATTCCTAATAGCTGGGCGAAGTTCAGAGCTTGCGATTACGGTTACGGCAGTTGGACAGGTGTTGTGTGGTTTGCCGTATCACCCTCTGAGCAGCTTGTAGTTTATAGAGAAATGTATGTCACCAAAGTTACTGCTACTGACTTAGCGGATTTGATATTAGAAGCAGAGTCAGATGATGGCACCATAAGATACGGCGTGTTGGACTCGTCCCTTTGGCATAAAAGAGGTGACACTGGTCCTAGTCTAGCGGAGCAAATGATTATGAAGGGCTGTCGCTGGAGACCTTCTGATCGTTCTAAAGGTTCTAGGGTGTCAGGCAAAAATGAGATACACCGCCGTTTGCAGGTAGATGAGTTTACTGAGGAACCCCAACTCGTATTCTTCTCTACCTGCACCAACTGCATAGCACAGATACCTAGCATACCTTTAGACAAGCGTAACCCTGAAGACGTAGATACAAACGCAGAAGATCACTTGTACGATGCTTTAAGGTATGGTATCATGACAAGACCTAGAAGTTCCTTGTGGGATTTCAACCCTTCAACACAGAGAAGCGGTTTTCAAGCTGCTGATCCAGTATTCGGATATTAAATATGGACCCAGATGATTTCACAACAGACTTTGAAACTAACTTAGAGTC